TTGAAAGCCTTCCATGAATCATCATCTATAACATTTATTATTGTTGGTGTGTGGTTAGAGGATAATAGGCTAATAGTATATAACGGTGATTTGACCGGGAGAATAATATCTGTAAATGCTGATAAGTGGAGTGTTGAGGAACTTGAACAAGCGATAAATGTCGGCGGTACATATCTTAATATCAATTTTACAGATGCTTTTAAAGCTGATGTGATTACGCATTGTCTAAATAGTATTTATCTTGTCCAAGAGGCTTGCCGTAGAGCTTGCAATACCTCCGGCATTACAGCTACTCAAGACAATCTTGTAAGCATTGGCGATGGTTTAAATGGTAAGGAAATTATCGCCAGTATTGTATCTGACCAGTCAGCCCGTTATAACTCTTTCTTAATTAATTTCTCTGAGGGTTTTCAAGATACAGAATTAGAAATGCACAAGTGGATACTTCATCCTGTTTTAAGTGCAACAATTAATGAATTGGAACTTGGGCTTAAGTTTAAAGATATTCGAGCAGCCTTACAGTCCGTCCATCCTCGTGGAGAAAAACTTAACCTTGGAAATGTCACGCAGTCATTACAATCAACCGCTTCTTTGCAAATAAAGAAGAATATCATGCCTATTATTCTTGACTATGACCAGACTAATCGAAAACTGAATGTAGTTGATAAAGGCTTTTTGATATGGTTACAGCATCAAGATGTTAAGGACTTGAAGGCAGACTTAGGCCTGCCTGAATGAAACTAATATAAAAATGCCTGCATTCGCAGGCATTTATCTATTCTTTCGAGCCTAGGGTATACGGCTCAAAACGTATTATTTCCTCGCCCAGCCAATTATTAAGCTCCTGCAGTCGCCTCTGCAGCGGCATGAGTTCGTTGCGAACAAAGACGAGGCTGGCCTTTTCCACATCACCAAAGCCGCCGGTATTATTGGGAATGATGCCCATCATCTGCGGCGGTACGCGGTGCGCGGCCATCATGTCATCGCGGCTCACATTTTTGATGTTCAGAAATTCATCCTTCGCCGCCACCTCTGACAGCGGGATGATCTGAATCCCATCTTTTTTGCCGTTGGGCGAGTACATGAACAGGTTGCGGAAGTTGCCCGGGCCCTTGGCGCTTTTCATGGCCTGGCGGATGTTGTTTACGTCCTCCTGGTTCTGCGCGGCGTCGGTCATGTACATGATAAAGCCCGCATGGCTGCCGTTAATGTAATATTTGCGGCGAAACAGCGTGGCGGACTCGTTGAGCAGGGCGGACGGAATGGCTGAGAGGTAGCCGGGCAGCCCGTATATTTCCTGGTTAATATCAGGTTCAAGAAGATGGAAAATGCTTCCCGGCGTGAATTCGTAGGGCTGCGTGGTGAATCCGTACTGCACAAACCAGTAAGTGTCCAGGTCAACGCCGCGGCGGGTATATTTCGCCAGGGCTGGCTCCAGCGAGAGAACGCCGCCGAGCCGGTTGGTGCGTTTCTCAAGGTAGGCATTGCCGAATACCAGATAGTCCTGAACGAAACGGGAAAAAGCCTGCTGGCTGAGCAGGCGGTGCGGGATATAGGTGCTGCTGAGAATGTCACGCTTAACGGCAATCGGTGAGCTGTGATGCACGGCGGCGCGGTAGGTGCGCGCCAGCCCGTCAAAACTCACCGGCGGCTCATACCAGCGGTCCATCTGCACGCACTCCACATAATCCAGCAATTCCCGGCGGTCCAGTACCGGGATCGGGTCGCCAAAGCTGAATGCTTCTGCAGATACGCCGCTGCTCTGTTGAACGCTCTGTTTAGCTGCAGCGCGGTTTTTATTCCTCTTGCCCATCAAAAAATCTCCACAATGTTGCTGGTATTGGCGGCTTCGCCCTGCAGCGGTTCGTTAAACAGTGCGTGCATCGTTGCCCAGGCCAGATCTGCGTGGCTGGCTTCTTCGCTGCGGCTGGCTTCGTAGGTGGGGCGGTTCCCGCTGGCGGTGGTGGCGCGGCGGATTGCCATGAAAGACTGCGCAATGTCGGTGTGCCCGGCGTCAAACTCCAGGCGCCGGTGGCTGATAATGTCGTATGCCTTAAGCACCAGGGCGTTTTTGACGTTGGGGTTGTAGACAAACTCCCGGACCGCCGGGAAGAACGCCTTAACGTTCTCATAGACGCCGTGGCCGACGCCGGTCGAGTCGATGCCGATATAGGTCACGTTGTACTGCTGGGTCAGCTTTTTAATGGCGTCAGCCTGGGCGCGGAAGTCCATCCCGCGCCACTGGTGCCGCTCCAGAATGCGGAACTTGCCGCCCGGCACCGTGGGTGGTGCCACCACCACGCATCCGGCGCTGTCGCCGTTCTGCGTACCTTTCGCCGGGTCATAGCCGATCCAGACTTCACGCCAGCCAAACGGACGCAGCGCCAGCGCCTGAAAATCGGACCAGACTTCCCAGCTGTCCACCATGCACGCCTGCAGCTCGCTCAGCGGGAACACTGACGCCAGATCGTCAATAAACTCGCACATCAGCAGGTTCTGGTATTCGTCGGGGCTGTACTCCATGCGCAGCTGGTCCAGGTCGAACAGATTACAGCCGCCGCGCACCGCATACTCCACGGTGACGATCTGGCGGTACTGACCGTCCGGGCAAAGCAGGCCCGGGGCCAGATTGCCGTGGGTCAGGTCAATGTCCACCTTGTCCGCTTTGGCACGGCCCCGGTTGAACAGCGCACCGGACCAGAACGGATAGGCGCTGTGAGTCAGGCTGGACGGGGTTGAAAAGTAGGTCTGACGCCATTTTTTATGGATGGCCATACCGGAGGCCACCTTGCGCAGCTCCTGGAATTTCGGGATCCAGAAATATTCATCCAGGTACAGGTTGCCGTGGTAGCTCTGCGCCGTGCGGGCGTTGGTGCCGAGGAAGTACAGGCACGCGCCGTTGCTGAGCGTCATCGGGTCGCCTTTCAGCTCTACATCCACCTCTTTTGCAAAGTCGATGATGTACTGCTTGAAGACGTGCGCCTGTGCCTTGCTGGCTGAGAGAAAAATCTGGTTGCGGCCGGTGGTGATGGCGTCAATCAGCGCCTCCCGGGCAAAAAAGAAGGTCGCCCCGATCTGGCGCGATTTAAGCAGGTTGCGGATGCGGTGGCGGTTGCCTGCCTCGTACCAGTGGCGCTGGTAGGCGAACATCGAGCCGTGGAAAACCTCCTGCAGCTTCTCGATCTGTTCGTCGGTGAAAACGTTCTTTTCGGGCTGACGGCGCGGGCCTTTGTTGCGGTTGGCAACCTTCGGATTTAAATCAGCCTCGTTGCCGCCATCGTTAAATTTACCGATCCGGGCGTGGCGCTCAGACTGGCGCGCCAGCAGGTCAATTTCCTTGAAGTCTTTCCCTTCTTTCTGCTCCTTCATAATGAGCTGGCAGTAGCGCGCGGCGGTGGTGAGCTGCATCTGATCCAGCGGCCCATACTCGCCCCACTTGTCGCGCTTTTTCCAGCTGTGCACGGTTGCAACTTTCTCGCCCAGCATTTCTGCAATGCGGGCTACGCGGTATCCCTGAAAGTACAGCAGCATGGCCTGCCGACGGGGATCGAGGTCTGCGGGGGTCATTGTCGTGTTCATGGCCCAAACATACGGCCTTGCCCGGCGGCTTTCCCCGGCTGCGGTTTGTGTGGCGGACCGTACAAGCGCCGCGCGTTGTTTCACTCCCCCCATCGCCGCAAACATAAGCTCCAGTAAGTTTTTTCTAACGGAGCACGGCTCATGACAGTGAAAGCAAAGCGTTTCCGCATCGGGGTGGAAGGTGCCACCACCGACGGACGCGAAATCCAGCGCGAATGGCTGGTACAAATGGCTGCCAGCTACAATCCTGCGGTGTATACGGCGCAAATTAACCTTGAGCACATTAAAGGCTATTCGCCGGATGGCACGTTTAAGCGTTATGGGCATGTCACCGGCTTAACTGCCGAAGAAATCACGGAAGGGCCATTAAAAGGGAAAATGGCGCTGTACGCCGAAATTAACCCGTCGCCTGATCTGATTAGTCTGATTAAGCAGTGGCAAAAGCAATTCACCTCTATGGAAGTCAGCCCGAAATTTGCCGACACCGGCAAAGCCTACCTCGTGGGCCTGGCAGCCACTGACGATCCGGCGAGCCTGGGCACTGAGATGCTGGCTTTCAGTGCCACCGCCAAACAGAACCCGCTGGCTAACCGCAAGCTAAGCCCTGAAAACCTGTTTACTGCTGCCGAAGAAACGCTGATCGAACTGGAAGAAACCCAGGACGAAAAGCCGTCCCTCTTTGCCCGCGTATCCGCGCTGTTCACCAAAAAAGAGCAGACCGACGATGCGCGTTTTTCAGACGTGCACAAAGCCGTCGAGCTGGTCGTCACCGAACAGCAGAACCTGAGCGAGCGCACTGATAAATCCCTGTCCGACCAGGACGCGCGCATTTCTGAGCTTGAATCCTCGCTGCAGGAGCAGCAGGCCGCCTTTGCCGAGCTTCAGCAGCAGCTGAGCCGTGAAGACAGCCGTAAAGATTACCGCCAGCGCGCGCCGGGCGGTGACGCACCGGCTGGCACCCTGACCAATTGCTGATGGAGCATAAAACCCGATGAAAAAGAATACCCGCTTTGCCTTTAACGCCTACCTGCAGCAGCTGGCGCGCCTGAACAACGTGGAAGTGGAAGAACTTTCCAGCAAGTTCACCGTGGATCCGTCCGTGCAGCAGACGCTGGAAGACCAGATCCAGCAGTCCGCCGCTTTTCTGACGCTGATTAACATCACGCCGGTTGCGGAGCAATCCGGCCAGCTGCTTGGCCTGGGCGTTGGCTCCACCATTGCCGGAACCACCGATACCACCACCAAAGAGCGCGAACCCACCGATCCGATGCTGATGGAGGACGTGGAATATAAATGCGAGCAGACCAACTTTGACACGGTGCTGACCTACGCAAAGCTGGACCTGTGGGCGAAATTCCAGGATTTCCAGGTGCGTATCCGTAACGCCATCATCAAGCGCCAGGCGCTGGACCGTATTATGATCGGCTTCAACGGCGTGAAGCGCGCCAAAACTTCTAACCGCGCTGAAAACCCGCTGCTGCAGGACGTGAATAAGGGCTGGCTGCAGAAAATCCGCGAAGACGCGCCGGACCACGTTATGGGCAGCACCACCCAGGACGGCACCACCACGGCAGGCGCAGTGAAGGTGGGCAAGGGCGGCGACTATGCCAACCTGGACGCCGTGGTGATGGATGCGGTTAACGAGCTGATCGACGTGGTTTACCAGGATGATGACGAGCTGGTTGTCATCTGTGGCCGGTCGCTGCTGTCTGACAAGTATTTCCCGCTGGTTAACAAAGAGCAGGAAAACAGCGAGATAATCGCCGCCGATCTGATTATCAGCCAGAAACGCATGGGCGGCCTGCAGGCGGTGCGTGCGCCGTTCTTCCCGGCCAATGCCCTGCTGATCACCCGTCTGGATAACCTGTCCATTTACTGGCAGGAGGACACCCGCCGACGTTCTGTTATCGACAACCCGAAACGTGACCGGATTGAAAACTTCGAATCCGTCAACGAAGCGTACGTGATTGAAGACTACCGCTGCACGGCCCTGGTCGAAAATATCGAAATCGGTGATTTCAGCGCGCCAGCTGCGCCGGAAGGTGGGGAGTAACGCATGAGCCTGAGTCCCGCACGGCAGCACCGCCTGCGCATTCAGGCCGAACAGGCCGCCCGGGAGGGCGGCAGTGTTCGCCATGCGTCGGGTTATGACCTGATGCTGCTGCAGCTGGCAGAAGACCGCCGCCGCCTTAAAGGTATCCAGTCCACCGTGAAAAAGGCGGCAATCAAGGTGGAGCTTCTGCCGAAGTATGCCGCCTGGGCGGAGGGCGTGCTGGCTGCCGGAGGTGCGCAGCAGGATGACGTGCTGATGTACGTGATGCTGTGGCGTATCGATGCCGGTGATTATGCCGGTGCGCTGGAGATCGGGCGTCATGCGCTGCGCCATGGCTGGGTGATGCCGCTGGGCAGCCGCAACGTGCAGACCGTTCTGGCAGAAGAAATGGCGGACGCCGCACAAAGCGCCCTGCTGGCCGCCGCCGGTTTTGATGCCGATCTGCTCCTGCAGACGCTGGAACTGACTACCGATCTGGATATGCCGGACCAGTCCCGGGCACGCCTGCACAAAGCCATCGGCGCGGTACTGACCGAAAGCAACCCGGCTTCTGCCCTTAATCATCTTACCCATGCGCTGCAGCTCGATCCCCGCTGCGGCGTGAAAAAAGAAAAGCAGCAGCTGGAGCGCAGATTGCGCAGTGACAGCCGCTAACGAACGTGCCCCGCGCACGGGCGGCACGGGGTGGCGAAAGGCACTACCACATCAAAACCCCGTCCACCGCCCACTATTTCAGGAGAAAGCCGCATGCAGTTTATTGCGCCAGAACAGGCACCGGAACAGGCGGACGTTATTAAAAATACGCCGTTCTGGCCTGATGTTGACCTGACGGAATTTCGCAGTGTGATGCGCACTGATGGCACGGTGACGCAGCCCCGTCTGAGGCAGGTTGCGCTGACAGCCATTTCCGAAGTTAACGCTGAGCTGTACGACTTCCGCAACCGTCAGCAGATGCTGGGCTACCGGGATCTGGCTGACGTGCCGGCGGAAATGCTGGACGGCAAAAGCGAGCGCATCCAGCACTACCTTAACGCCGTGTATTGCTGGGCGCGCGCCGTGCTCAATGAGCGTTACCAGGACTATGACGCCACGGCGTCGGGGGTAAAGCGAGGGGAGGAACTGGCGGAGGCCAGCGGCGATCTGTGGCGTGATGCCCGATGGGCTATCAGCCGGGTGCAGGATGCACCGCACTGCACGGTGGAACTTATCTGATGAAAGTGCGTGCGCACCAGTATGACACGGTGGACGCGCTTTGCTGGCGTCATTACGGGCGCACGCAGGGTGTCACCGAGCAGGTTCTGCAGGCAAATCCGGGGCTGGCTGAGTATGGCCCTTTTTTACCGCACGGACTGCAGGTGGAGCTGCCGGACATTCCGGCGACAACCACGGCGCAGACCGTCCAGCTATGGGACTGAATTATGACGCTTGAACGAATCAGCGCCTTTATCACGTACTGCATCGCTGTTTTGCTGGCATGGCTGGGCGATCTGTCGCTTAAGGATGCTTCAACGGTTGGCGGCGTGCTGATTGGTGTGCTGATGCTGGCTATCAACTGGTACTACAAGCACAAAACCTACCAGCTGCTGCGCGACGGGCAAATCACGCGGGGGGAATATGAATCCTTCAATCGTTAAACGCTGCCTTGTCGGGGTGGTGCTGGCTATCGCCGCCACGCTGCCCGGTTTCCAGTCGCTGAATACCTCCGTCGAAGGGCTGAAGCTGTTAGCCGATTTCGAGGGGTGCCGCCTGCAGCCTTACCAGTGCAGCGCGGGTGTCTGGACTGACGGGATCGGCAATACATCCGGTGTGGTGCCCGGTAAAACCATCACGGAACGGCAGGCGGCGCAGGGGTTAATCAGCAATGTGTTGCTGACGGAAAAAAGGCTGGATGCCTGCCTGAAGGTCAGGCCCCCGCAGCATGTTTACGATGCGCTGGTAAGCATCGGCTTCAACGTGGGCACCGGCGCAATATGCCGATCCACTATGGTGTCCTACATCAACCGCCAGCAGTGGTGGCAGGCATGTAACGAGCTGCCGCGCTGGGTTTACGTCAACGGCAAGAAAAATAAAGGGCTGGAGAACCGCCGCACGCGGGAGCTGGCCTGGTGCCTTAAAGGTGCTGGACTATGAGACGTGCTTTAGTGGCAGTGCTGGCGCTGACGCTCGCGGCGCTGGGCTGGCAGTCGTGGTGGCTTAACAATGCCAGCCACACCATCGAGACGCAGGGCGCGGCGCTGAAAAGCAAAGCGCAGGAACTGACGAAGAAAAACAGCCAGCTGATCGGCCTGTCCATTCTGACTGAAACCAACAGCCGGGAGCAGACGCGGCTTTATGCGGCGGCGGAGCAGACCTCCGCGCTGCTTCGCAACCGTCAGCACCGGATAGAGGAACTGAAACGTGAAAATGAGGATTTGCGCCGGTGGGCTGACACTCCTTTGCCTGCTGACATTATCCGGCTGCGGGAGCGTCCGGCCCTCGCCGGAGGTGCAGCTTACCGTGAGTGGCTGTCCCAGAGTGACGCAGTGCCGCCTGGAAAGGTCAGCGCCGCGCAGTAACGGCGATCTGAATGCGGTGCTGGATGAAACGGAGGCCGCCTGGGCGGCGTGTGCTGGCAAAGTGGACACGATAATTGCGTGTCAGGAGCGAGACAGTGAACAAGCCGCAGTCTTTACGCAACGCCCTGAATAAGGCGGTGCCGTATGTCCGCAGTAACCCGGACAAACTGCACCTGTTTGTGGATAACGGCTCACTGGTGGCAACCGGGGCCAGCTCCATGTCATGGGAGTACCGCTACACCCTGAACGTGGTGATCGAGGATTTCAGCGGGGACCAGAATCTGCTGATGGCGCCCGTTCTGCTCTGGCTCAGGGACAATCAGCCGGATGCAATCAATAACCCTGACCTGCGCGAAAAGCTGTTCACCTTTGACGTGGATATTTTGCGCAATGATGTGTGCGATATCAGCCTGAACCTTCAGCTGACGGAGCGCGTGCTGGTCAGCACTGACGGGGGCGTGTCGAGCGTTGAAGCGGTGCCGGAACCGGACGTACCGGAGGAAATGTGGACGGTGAAGCATGGGTGACCTGCAGAGGGTAAATGACTGGCTGGCGGCGTTGCTGGCGAATCTGGAGCCTGCCGCGCGCAGCCGCATGATGCGTCAGCTGGCGCAGGAATTGCGCCGCAGGCAGCAGCAGAATATCATGCTGCAGCGAAACCCGGACGGGAGCGGCTATGAGCCGCGCCGGGTAACGGCCCGCAGTAAAAAGGGCCGCATTAAGCGCCAGATGTTTGCAAAACTTCGCACCACCAAATACCTGAAAACCGCTGCCAGTGCGGATTCTGCCAGCGTGCAGTTTGATGGCTCAGTTCAGCGTATTGCCCGTGTTCACCATTACGGCCTGCGTGATCGCGTCAGCCGCAAAGGGCCGGAGGTCCGCTATTCGCAGCGCCGCCTGCTGGGCGTGAATGATGAAGTGGAGACACTGACACGCGATATTTTGCTGCGCTGGCTGGCTGATTAGTTTTTATTTTTGTTTGATCGGGCCAAATCTATTAACTCATAAATTAGTTTTTCTTGAGGAAGGTTGGGCGTTTTTTCAAAGTTTATATTGTGGTTTCTAAGGGTTTGAATTAGGTCTTTAAATTCAGAAGTAGAACCTTTGGAAAGTAAAAATGAAATTGTTTGATTTTCATAATCATTAGTCATTTGCATGTTGTATTTTATAAAAATAATTAGGAGTCTGAGCGTGTAGCCTATGAACATAATTGCTGTGAAGAATATGAGGTACGGCGCAGCAACAGCAATTGCTTCCTTAATAGTGCTTTCAGCAGATGTTTCGCTAGCTGTTGTGATAAAATCGCTGCGTTTTATACCTAACTTGTTATCCTTTATTTCTTGATTGAGGTCACTTAACGATTTGACCGCTGAATTGGTTTTTTCAATAATTGTAATTAAGTCTTGCAGACTTCCTGATTTCTTTTCTTGAGTGTGATAATACAAAATGCTGGAAAGGAATAAAATCACCATAAATAATGAAAGGGAGATGATGGAATAGGTTGCAAATTTTGATTTTTTTGTTCTTCTTTGTAAGGAAAATAATATTTTATCGTATTGATCAGGTTCTAAATTCATTATCTCTACTCGTTAGTTTAATTAAGCTTTGTGCCATTTATAGCACAAGTCCACAATCTATCGAAACTGTCTATGTGTTGGCAGTATAACGACATGAACGCACAACTCACAGAAATCATGCGCCTTATCACCAACCTGATCCGCACCGGCACCGTGACCGAAGTGGACCGGGAAAACTGGCTGTGCCGAGTGAAAATTGGTGAGCTTGAAACCAACTGGATTAACTGGCTGACGTTGCGGGCTGGAGGCGGCCGCACCTGGTGGTGCCCGTCGCCGGATGAACAGGTGGTGGTGCTGAGCATGGGCGGGAACCTTGAAACCGCCTTTGCGCTGCCTGCCATTTACTCAAATCAGTTTGCGCCGCCGTCGGATTCCGTTGACGGTTGCGTGACGGAATACCCGGACGGGGGCTGGTTTGAGTACGAGCCCGCTACCGGGTGCTGGCACGTAAAAGGTATCAAATCCATGGTGATCGAGGCGGCTGACAATATCACCCTGAAAACCAGTCAGTTTGTGGTGGAGGCTGATACTACCCGCATTAACAGCGAAGTCGTGATTAACGGCGGCGTCACCCAGGGCGGCGGTGCTATGAGTTCTAACGGGATCGTGGTGGATAAACACGGTCACATCGGCGTTAAGTCCGGCGGCGATACGTCAGGGGGCCCGGTATGACGCTGTATACCGGCATGAGCCAGGACAACGGCAGGGCCATTACCGACACGGACCACCTGCGCCAGTCGGTCCGGGATATTCTGCTGACCCCGCAGGGGAGCCGTATTGCCCGGCGGGAATACGGTTCCCTTCTGTCCGAACTGATAGACCAGCCACAAAACCCGGCGCTGCGCCTGCAGGCCATGTCTGCGGTCTATGTGGCCCTGAGCCGCTGGGAGCCACGGCTTACGCTGGATTCCATCACCATCAACAGCAGCTTTGATGGCTCCATGGTGGTTGAGCTAACCGGGAAGCGCAATAACGGCGCGCCTGTTTCCCTTTCGGTATCAACAGGAGCAGACAATGGCAGTAATTGACCTTTCCCAGCTCCCTGCACCGCAGATCGTCGACGTGCCGGACTTTGAATCGCTTCTGGCTGAGCGTAAGGCCGCCTTTGTGGCCCTATATCCTGCAGATGAACAGGACGCGGTGCGGCGCACGCTTGAGCTGGAATCGGAACCCATCACCAAACAACTGCAGGAAAACACGTACCGGGAAATCCTGCTGCGCCAGCGTATCAACGAGGCGGCGCAGGCGGTCATGGTGGCTTATGCCATGGGCAGCGATCTCGATCAGATGGCGGCCAACTACAACGTGAAGCGCCTGACAGTTACACCTGCTGACAACGACGCGGTGCCCCCGATCGCAGCGGTGATGGAAAGTGACGAGGCGCTGCGCCTGCGTGTTCCTGCTGCATTTGAGGGGCTGTCCGTTGCGGGCCCGACGGCGGCCTATGAGTTTCACGCTAAAAGCGCGGACGGACGCGTGGCGGATGCCAGCGCAACCAGCCCAGCCCCGGCGGAGGTGATGCTGACCGTACTGAGCGGGGAGGGTGACGGCACTGCGGGAGCCGATCTGCTGGCTGTCGTGGAGCAGGCGCTTAACAGTGAGAACGTGCGACCGGTGGCGGACCGCCTGACTGTGCGTAGCGCCGAAATTATCCCGTACCGCGTTGATGCAACGATTTTCCTTTATCCTGGCCCGGAAGCTGAGCCGGTGATGGCAGAGGCTAAAGCCAGCCTGCAGAAGTACATCGCCAGCCAGACGCGGCTGGGACGTGATATCCGGCGCAGCGCCATTTATGCCGCGCTGCACGTTGAGGGCGTCCAGCGCGTGGAGCTGACCTCCCCGCTGGATGATATGGTGCTGGATAAGACGCAGGCCGCGTCCTGTACGGAATGGAGCGTAACCAACGGGGGCACGGATGAATAGCCTGCTGCCGCCCGGTTCGTCACCGCTTGAGCGCCGCCTGGCGCAGACCTGCAGCGGGATATCCGATCTGCAGGTGCCGCTGCGTGATTTATGGAATCCGACGACGTGTCCCGTTGCTTTTCTCCCGTATCTGGCCTGGGCTTTTTCCGTTGACCGCTGGGACGAAAGCTGGACCGAAAGCGTGAAGCGCCGGGTGGTGCAGGACGCTTTCTATATCCATCAGCACAAAGGAACAACCAGCGCCGTGCGGCGCGTCGTGGAGCCGTTCGGCTTCCTGATCCGCATCATTGAGTGGTGGCAGACCGGTGAAACCCCGGGCACGTTTCGCCTTGATATCGGTGTGCAGGACCAGGGCATTACGGAAGAAACCTATCTGGAGCTGGAGCGGCTGATTAGTGATGCCAAACCGTGCAGCCGCCACTTGGTGGGCATGTCCATAAACCTGCAGACCAGCGGCGATCTGTGGGTAGGTGCTGCCACCTATACCGGCGAAGAAATCACGATTTATCCGTACATCAACGAAACCATTATTTCCGGCGGTACCGCTTACGAGGGCGGCGCGGTCCATGTTATTGACACTGTGAGAGTGAATTCATGAGCGCAAAATTTTATACCCTCCTGACGGAGATCGGCGCGGCAAAACTGGCAAGCGCAGCCGCGCTTGGTGTCCCGCTGAAAATTACTAAGATGGCTGTGGGCGATGGCGGCGGGGTGCTGCCGACCCCTGACGCAAAGCAGACGGCCCTGGTTAACGAAAAACGCCGGGCTGACCTCAACATGCTGTATATCGATCCGCAGAACAGCAGCCAGATTATTGCTGAGCAGGTTATCCCGGAAACGGAGGGCGGTTGGTGGATTCGTGAGGTTGGGCTGTTTGACGATACCGGCGCGCTGATTGCGATCGGTAACTGCCCGGAGAGTTATAAGCCGCAGCTCGCAGAGGGAAGCGGCCGCACGCAGACGGTGCGCATGGTACTGATTACCAGCAGTACCGAAAACATTACCCTGAAAATTGACCCTGCAGTGGTGCTGGCAACCCGCAAATACGTGGATGACAAGGTGCTGGAGCTTAAGGTGTATGTGGATGACCTGATGGCAAAACACCTTGCCGCAGCGGACCCCCACTCTCAGTACGCGCCCAAAGAGAGCCCGACGTTAACCGGCACGCCTAAAGCGCCAACGGCGCCGGCGGGGAATAACACAACCCAGATTGCCAACACGGCATTTGTGCAGGCGATTGCGACGGCATTAAACAATGCGCTGGCGCTTAAGGCCCCGCTGGCAAGTCCAGGCCTGACCGGAACGCCGACGGCACCGACAGCTGCGCAGACGGCCAATAACACCCAGATTGCAACCACTGCATTTGTGAAAGCTGCGCTCGCCGGGCTGGTTGGATCATCGCCCGCCGCTCTCGATACACTCAATGAATTAGCTGCTGCGCTTGGCAATGATCCCAACTTCGCCACCACTATGACCAATGCCCTTGCTGGCAAGCAGCCGCTTGACGGCACGCTGACTGATTTATCCGGCAAGGATGCGGCGGCGATTATCAGCTTTCTCGGACTGGGGAGTGCGGCGAAACTTAATGTCGGTAACGCGGCAGGGCAAATCCCTGATATGAGCTTTTTCCTGTCCGGCCAGAACTGGTTCAAGCTGCCAGGCGGAATTATCGTGCAGGCTTTCAGCGGTTTTGTTTACTCCACGGACAGCGATGGTACTGCCATAACCTTTCCCGTTTCTTTTCCCGATACGGTAATGGGGCTCAGCGTCCTATGGTCGGACTCCTCACCCACAGCAGCACCAACGTTCAAATACAACGCAAAGCTTTCTGATAAATCAAAGGCTTTAGTGAAAGTAACTAACGGTACGGGCAGTTTTGGCTGCCTGTTTATTGCGGTTGGTCGCTAAGGCTCAGGCAGGAATAAACAATGAAAATGTATTTCTCACAAGCAACACAGGGCTTTTATGCGGAAGGAGTTTCGACACTTCCTGAGGATGCCCATGAAATTGATATTGCGGAATGGCAGTCACTGGTAGCCGGGCAGGCAGAGGGAAAGCGTATTGACTTTACCACGCTACCACCCTGCCTGAAGGAAAGGGAAATTACCCGCGATGATGAAATCATGCTCGCCGAACAAAAGAGATCGCTGCTTATTGATAATGCCAACACTGTCATGAATAACAGTCAGTGGCCTGGCAAAGCGGCGCTGGGGCGGCTTAAGGATACTGAGCGGGTATCTTATGTAATGTGGCTGAATTATCTTGATGCCCTGCACGCCGTGGATATATCCAGAGCATCTGACATAATCTGGCCTGAAAAGCCGGAAGTTTAGGTTTCACCCCGCACCGGCAGGTTTTTTCTCCTTCCATTGTGTCATTTCCCACACACAGTCCGGCGCGTGCTTTGCCCGCTTAATATCCAGAACATAGGCACACCCCCTGTAACCGGAGAGACTGCCTTATGGCTCAGGATTACCACCACGGGGTGCGCGTTGTTGAAGTCAACGATGGCACCCGATCCATTTCCACGGTGAGCACCGCCATCGTGGGCATGATCTGCACCGGCGATGATGCCGATGCGTCCATGTTTCCCCTCAATAAGCCTGTCCTGTTGACTGATGTACTGGCTGCCAGCGGCAAAGCAGGTGATTCCGGCACGCTGGCCCGCTCGCTGGATGCGATTGCCGACCAGGCAAAACCTGTGACTGTTGTCGTGCGCGTGGCGCAGGGCGAAACCGAAGAAGAAACCACCTCCAATATTATCGGCGGCGTAACGGCTGAAGGGAAAAAGACGGGCATTAAAGCGCTGCTTTCTGCTCAGTCGCAGCTCGGCGTTAAGCCGCGCATTCTCGGTGTACCCGGGCATGATACGCAGGCAGTTGCCACTGAACTGCTCAATGTGGCGCAGAGCCTGCGCGGATTTGCCTACGTGTCCGCCTACGGCTGTAAAACGGTGGAGGAGACTATTGCCTACCGCGACAACTTCAGCCAGCGCGAAGGGATGCTGATCTGGCCTGACTTCATCAACTTTGACACCGTGCTGAATGCGGACGCAACGGCTTACGCCACCGCCCGTGCGCTCGGCCTGCGCGCCAAAATTGACGAGCAGACAGGCTGGCACAAAACCCTGTCCAACGTGGGCGTAAACGGCGTCACCGGCATTTCTGCAGATGTGTTCTGGGACCTGCAGGACCCGGCCACTGATGCGGGCCTGCTGAACCAGAACGACGTGACCACTCTGATCCGCAAAGACGGCTTCCGTTTCTGGGGCTCCCGCTGCCTCAGTGACGATCCGCTGTTTGCCTTTGAAAACTACACCCGCACGGCGCAGGTGCTGGCTGACACCATCGCTGAGGCGCATATGTGGGCGGTGGATAAGCCGCTTAACCCCTCGCTGGCCCGCGACATTATCGAAGGTATTCGCGCCAAAATGCGCAGTCTAGTGAGCCAGGGCTATCTCATTGGTGCGGACTGCTGGCTGGATGAATCCGTGAACGATAAAGACTCTCTGAAGGCCGGGAAGCTCACTATCGACTACGACTACACGCCGGTGCCACCGCTGGAAAACCTGATGCTGCGTCAGCGCATCACCGATCAGTACCTGCTGGACTTCTCCAGCCAGGTCAGCGCATAAGGAGGCAACATGGCTTTACCACGCAAGTTAAAACACCTGAACCTGTTCAATGACGGGAACAACTGGCAGGGGATCGTTGAGTCACTAACCCTGCCGAAATTTACGCGCAAGTTTGAGAAGTATCGTGGCGGCGGTATGCCCGGTGCGGTGGATATCGATCTGGGGCTGGATGACGGCGCGCTGGATACGGAATTTTCCATCGGCGGCACTGAACTGCTGTTATTCAAGCAGATGGGAGCTGCAACGGTGGACGGCATTCAGCTGCGCTTCACCGGCTCCATTCAGCGTGACGACACCGGGGAAGTGCAGGCGGTAGAGCTGGTTGTGCGCGGACGCCACAAGGAACTGGATTCCGGCGAGTGGAAGACCGGCGAAAGCAATACCACCAAAGTCAGCAGCACCAACAGCTACGCGAAGCTGACCATCAACGGCGAAGTGCTCTATGAGGTGGATCTGGTCAACATGATTGAAATCGTTGGCGGCACGGACCTGATGGAAGCGCACCGTAACGCCCTGGGCCTCTGATTAACCTTAACGGCGCGGACAACCGCGCCAGTGACCTCTTAACAGGAAAAGAACATGAGCGATAACCTAACTGAAAAGACCGTACAGCTGGACACTCCCATCAAGCGCGGTAAAACCGAAATCACAGAGATTGTGCTGCGCAAACCGCAGTCCGGTGCGCTGCGTGGCACCCGCCTGCAGGCCATTATGGATATGGACGTGGGCGCAATGATGACCGTCATTCCGCGTATCTCCACGCCGACCCTGACAGCGCAGGAAATGGCAGAGCTTGACCCTGCCGATCTCACCGCGCTGTCCGTTGAGGTGGTGACTTTTTTGTTGAAGAAGTCGGTGCTTGCCGGTTTACCGACAGCCTGACGGTTGACGATCTGGTGGCAGATATCGCCACCATTTTTCACTGGCCGCCGTCCATCACTGACGTTATGCCGCTGACCGAAGTGCTGGAGTGGCGGCATAAAGCGATTCAGAGAAGCGGGGCCAGCGATGAGTGACACTAACCTGCGCCTGCAGGTGATTCTAAATGCGGTTGATAAGCTCACCCGCCCATTCCGTTCTGCGCAGGCCAGCTCAAAGGAGCTGGCTACCGCCATTCAACAGAGCCGCGCCAGGCTGAAAGAGTTAGACGCTCAGGCGGGCAAAATTGATGGCTTTCGTAAATCCAGCGCGCAGCTGGCAATCACCGGTAATAACCTCAAAGCCGCGCGCGAAGAAGCGGCCAGGCTCGCCACGCAGTTTACCAGTACAAACCGCCCGACGGCGGCGCAGGCCCGTCTGCTTGAGCAGGCGAAAAACCGCGTTTCGGAACTGCAGTCCAAATACAACGGCTTGCGGCAGTCGGTCCAGAAGCAACGCCTTGCGCTGAATGAGGCCGGACTTGATACCCGTAAGCTCAGCAGCGCCCAGCGCGAGCTGCGCCAGAACGCCGACGAAACCCGGCAGGCGCTGGACCGTCAGCAGAAATCCCTTAAACGGCTCGGTGAGCAGCAGGCCAAGGTAAATGCTGTCAGGGAGCGGTATTCCCGGAGCCTTGAAGTGCGGGATCGCATCGCCGGGGCTGGGGCCACAACCTCAGCGGCAGGGCTGGCAATGGGGGCGCCGGTCGCGGCAGCAGTGAAAAGCTATGCCAGTATGGAAGACGCCATGAAAGGCGTGGCAAAGCAGGTTAACGGTCTGCGGGATGATAACGGCAACCGTACTAAGCAGTTTTATGACATGCAGGCCGCTATCAAGGCTGCCAGCGAACAGCTGCCGATGGAGAATGGCGCTATCGACTATGCCGCATTGGTAGAAGGTGGCGCGCGCATGGGCGTGACCAATCAGGACGATCCCTACGAAGACCAGAAACGTGACCTGCTGGCCTTTGCCAGTACGGCGGCCAAAGCGGCCACGGCGTTTGAACTGCCCGCCGATGAACTGGCTGAAGGGCTGGGTAAAATCGCCAGCCTTTACAAGGTGCCGACCCGCAATATCGAGCAGTTGGGCGATGCGCTGAACTACTTGGACGATAACGCTATGTCTAAGGGCGCGGACATTATTGACGTGCTGCAGCGTATGGGTGGCGTGGCTGACCGCCTGGACTTTCGTAAGGCGGCGGCGCTTGGCTCCACATTCCTGTCATTAGGTGCGGCGCCGGAAATTGCCGCCAGTGCATCAAACGCCATGGTGCGCGAGCTGTCCATTGCCACCATGCAAAGTGACCGCTTTATGGATGGCATGGATATGCTGAAGCTCAAGCCCAGAGAGCTTGAAAAGCAGATGGCGAAGGATGCCATGGGCACCATTCTGCGGGTAATGGAGAAAGTGCAGAAGCTGCCGCAGGACAAGCGCCTGTCCGCCATGACGATGCTTTTCGGCAAGGAGTTTGGCGACGATGCCGCAAAGCTGGCTAACAACCTGCCGGAACTGCGCCGCCAGCTGCAGCTCACAGCCGGAAATAGTGCAAACGGCTCGATGCAGAAAGAGTCCGACATTAACAAGGATTCGCTTTCTGCGCAGTGGATGCTGGTAAAAGCGGGTGCGCAGAACGCCTTCAGCAGCCTGGGCGAAACGCTGCGCCAGCCGCTGATGGATATCATGGATTACGTCAAAAGCGTAACGGGTGGGCTGCGGCGCTGGATAGAAACCAACCCGAAGCTGGCAGGCACGCTGATGAAAGTTGCCGCCGCCACCGCCGCAATCACGCTGGCGCTGGGCACGCTGGCCGTTGCAGTGGCAGCGGTGCTGGGGCCGATTGCCGTGATCCGGTTTGGTTTGTCCATGCTGGGCGTAAAAACGCTTCCGTCCGTATTCACTGCAGTTACGCGCACCGGCAGCGCGCTGTCCTGGCTGGCAAATGCACCGCTTTCCGTGCTACGTCGCGGGATGGCTTCAGCTGGCGGTGGCGCAAGTTTGCTGACTGCTCCGCTGAATGCGCTGCGGCGTTCCGCCGGGGTGGCGGGCAATGCACTAAAGACGTTAGCCGGTGCCCCGCTTAACCTGTTACGCGCCGGAATGGCGGGTATTCGTAATGTTGTCGGTATGGTGATGAACCCCCTGGCAGCATTACGGGGCGGGTTATCCGCCGCCGGTGGCGTGCTGCGCTTCCTGGTGTCCGGCCCGCTGGCATTACTTCGCGTTGCGCTTTATGGAATTTCTGGCCTGCTGGGAGCGCTGCTAAGCCCGATAGGGCTGGTTGTGGCTGCGCTGGCTGGTGTGGCACTGGTTGTCTGGAAATACTGGCAGCCTATCAGCGCATTTCTGGGTGGCGTGGTGGAGGGGTTTAAAGCTGCCGCAGGGCCAATCAGTGAAGCGTTTGAGCCCCTGCGCCCGGTGTTTGAGTGGATTGGCGATAAGGTCAGGGCACTCTGGGGATGGTTTGGCGACCTGCTGACGCCGGTCAAATCCACGGCTGCCGAACTGAATAACGCGGCCTCTATGGGGCGGCGGTTCGGTGAGGCCCTGGCCGAAGGCCTGAACATGGTCATGCACCCGCTGGAGTCGCTTAAAACTGGCGTGTCGTGGCTGCTTGAAAAACTCGGCATCGTCAGCAAAGAGGCGGCAAAGGCGAAGCTGCCGGAGCAGGTGGTGAAGCAGCAGCCCGCCACGGTGAACGGCGACGGGAAAGTGGTGCTGCCGCCCGGCGGCTTCCCCATGATGGGGTTTGCTGGCATGTATGACGACGGCGGTGCCATCCCGCGCGGCCAGTTTGGCGTTGTCGGTGAGAATGGCCCCGAAATCGTGAACGGCCCGGCAAACGTGACCAGCAGGCGGCGCACGGCGGCGCTGGCTTCGGTTGTGGCCGGAACCCTGGGCATGGCGGCGGCACCTGCAGAAGCTGCGCCCCTGCATCCGTTCAGCCTTCCCGCCACGGCATATCAACAGAGCCAGCCCGCGAAGACTGACCGCGCACCCGCAGTGATGCACTTTGAGACGCACGCGCCGATCACGATTTATGCGCAGCCAGGGCAGAACCCGCAGGATATTGCGCGTGAAGTTGCCCGCCAGCTCGACGAGCGCGAACGCCGCACCCGCGCGAAGGCGCGCAGCAATTACAGTGACCAGGGGGGATATGACGCATGATGATGGTGCTGGGGTTATACGTTTTCATGCTGCGCACGGTGCCGTATCAGGAGCTGCAGTATCAGCGCAGCTGGCGGCACGCGGTTAACAGCCGCGTTAATCGCCGCCCGTCAACGCAGTTTCTTGGCCCGGACAACGACTCGCTGACGCTTTCCGGCGTGCTGCTGCCGGAAATCACCGGCGGCAGGCTGTCCCTGCTGGCGCTGGAGCAGATGGCAGAGCAGGGCAAGGCTTGGCCCCTGATTGAGGGCAGCGGGACGATTTACGGCATGTTTGTGATCGAGAGCCTGGGCCAGACAAAGACGGAGTTTTTCGAAAGCGGGATGCCGCGGCGGATTGAGTTCACGCTGACGCTCAAGCGGGTGGATGAATCGCTGTCTGAAATGTTTGGCAGCCTGAGTGACCAGCTCAGCAACCTGAAAGACACCGCAACGTCTGCGATAGGAGATATTCAAAATACGGTTGGAGGGCTACTGCAGTGAATTTTAGTTCTGAACTCCTGAGCCTGTACGGCAGAAGTCCGGGCTTCAGTATTGTGATCGAAGGCAAGGACGTTACAACCGTGCTGGATAACCGCCTGATAGGTGTCACGCTCACTGACAACCGGGGCTTTGAAGCGGACCAGCTTGATCTGGAACTGGACGACGCGGACGGGCAGATTGTCCTGCCGCGTCGCGGTGCGGTCATTCAGTTTGCGCTGGGGTGGGAAGGGCAGCCGCTTTTCCCTAAAGGCTCGTTTACAGTGGATGAAATTGAACACAGCGGCGCCCCTGATCGCCTCACCATCCGTGCCCGCAGTGCTGATTTCCGGGCAACCCTGAATATCCGCCGTGAGAAGTCCTGGCATCAGACAACCGTGGGGGAGGTTGTCAGGGAAATCGCGGCCCGCCATAACCTGAAAATGGCTATCGGGCAGGACCTGGCTGACCGGCCGCTGGATCACCTGGACCAGACAAATGAAAGTGACGCGAGTTTTCTGATGAAACTGGCGCGGCAGTACGGGGCTATAGCATCCGTCAAAGACGGCAACCTGCTGTTTATCCGGCAGGGCCAGGGGCGAACGGCAAGCGGTAAGCCGTTGCCGGTAGTGACCATCACCCGAAAGGACGGTGACGGGCACCGCTTTACTCTGGCAGACCGTGGCGCTTATACCGGGGTGATTGCCAGCTGGCTGCACACTCGCGAGCCAAAGAAAAAAGAAGTGACGAAAGTTAAGCGCCGGCACCGGAAGAAAACCGCAAAACCAAAGGAGCCGGAGGCTAAGCAGGGGGACTACCTGGTGGGGACGGATGAAAACGTGCTGGTACTTAACCGGACCTACGCAAACAGGGCTAACGCTGAACGGGCGGCAAAGATGCAGTGGGAACGGCTGCAGCGCGGGGTGGCTTCATTCTCGCTACAGCTCGCAGAAGGCCGGGCCGATCTCTATACGGAAATGCCGGTAAAGGTCAGCGGCTTTAAACAGCCAATAGATGATGCGGAATGGACCATAACCACGCTGACCCACACTATCGGCCCGGATAACGGCTTTGTTACCAGCATTGAGCTTGAAGTGAAAATAGACGATCTCGAAATGGAATAATGTGTTCTCATTATTGAATAATAATGTATTATTATTGCGATACCAGAAAAGTGAGGGGGAAACGATAATGATGAACTGCCCATTATGCGGACTGGCAGCGCATACCCGCAGCAGTTTTCAGGTGTCCAGCGAAACTAAGGAACGGTATAACCAGTGCACTAATATTGAGTGCGGTCATACATTCGTAACGCATGAAACATTTGTTCGCTCAGTGTGCCGCCCGCAAAAAATCAGCGCAGCCCCACCTCACCCAAAAGGCATGCAGGAGCAATTTGCATACTAACCCGCTACGGCGGGTTTTTTTATGCCTGGCGTCGCCACAACCAAAACACTGTCGCCATTTTGCCGCCAAAGCCAAAGAAAAAGGGGCTACGCTTGCGCGTAACCCCTTGTTTTATTTGGTGGAGCTGGCGGGAGTTGAACCCGCGTCCGAAATTCCTACATCCTCGGTACTACATGCTTAGTCCAGTCTTTACATTCGCCTGGCAGCTGCGGACGGACACGCCACTACCAGACTAGCCTGATTAGTTTTAACGCTTCAACCCCAGGCAGGGTATCCACGCGATCTCTTTTGGGTTTGACCTCTCTTGATCCCCGTCCTAAGAGCGGAGGCTAGGGAGAGAGGGCTCTAAGCAGGTTATTAAGCTGCTAAAGCGTAGTTTTCGTCGTTTGCGACTATTTTTTTGCGGCTTTTTACGAGGCCAACCGCCCCTCGGCATGCACCTTGGGTTTCGCGAATCCCGTCGAATCCAGAATCAGCCCCAAAAGTGTAACGCTAAGTATAACAGAGTTTACCCGTGCGTGACCAGTCCATATCGTTTCGCCTGCTGACTGCTGCATTTTTGGCCTTATCGCTGAGTTCTTCGGTAGTTGGAAAAAGCGAGAGGTCGCTACACAAAGAGTCGTTATGTATAAGCGCATCATGTTAAATACCCCCTGGATTTCCAGGCAAATAAAGAAAATAGAAAACACGATATATTTTTACGTTTATTTAAGAACGGAATGATTAATTCATTTTGGATGATTTTATTTTGCACTAATAACGGGTGTGGACTTTTTTTAAAATTCCAATACTTAGCAATTAATTAAGCGAGGTAGACCACATTTTTTATTCTGCAAGCCCTCTTTTTTTTATCATTTCTTTGCCAAACCGCACCGCGTTGCTTATACATTTTGATAAGGTTTTGTACACATAAACCGCTTCGTTTTGCGTTAAGTCGCTGTTTTTAGTCTTTTTTAAAGGTGTTTCATAACGTTTCTGTAAATTAACCCTCCCCGCTGCCGCCCTGTCTGGTAAGGGGTAACCCAT